TTTAAAGATCGTTTACAAGTAGGCCAAGAAATCAGAATGATTTTAAAAGCTATATGAAAGGAGGGGGCAGTGCACATGATTAAAAAAGTGATTTCGGTCGCTCAAATGTCGGCTGTACTTGGTGTTAGCCTAACGGCAACCCGAGAGGGAATCGCAAGAGATAGATTTCCATTTGCCTACGCCTGGCAGTCGCCAGGTAAGAAATCTCGAAGCTTTGTCATCGATAAAGAGGGATTTAGAACATTTCTTGTCCATTCGCTAGGTTGGGATGTGAAAGTAGTTGATGCGGAGTTTAAATCCGCAGGAATTCATTAGGAGGATAATCATGACATGGATTGATGCAGGAATGCACATAAGCTTAGCTGCGGCAGCAGTAGCGTCTATTTTATCAATGATGATGTTATAGGAGGAACGTAATTATGACTGAAATGCCAACAAACCAAAAACTTATGGAACGCCATATGAAAGCAATCGAATCAGATCGAATTCTAAATAATATCAATAGCAATATTATGGATGCTGCATATGAGTTAAAAGATTTCATGTGCGATTATGATGAATCGGAAATCCGTATTATCGTGACTACAGATGGTATTACAGCTGAACGGATTGAGGAGGACGATGAATAATGGGCTACATGTTATTTGGTACATTCCTTATCGCCGGATCTATGGGTTCCCTGGAACTCGACCAGATAGGATATATACAGTTTGGAGTACAGGCACTCATAGGCTTGGCCATATCCGTTTATGGCTTTTATAAAGATAAAGCCGAAATGGATGCCGAAGAGCAGGAGGATGTTATATATTACATCCCGGAAGTAAGAAAACGCGGCGAATACTGCCGTAATCCATATTACAACTAAAAGGAGAAAGCAAAATGGCAAAACCATATATCAGTAAACAAAAGGTAAGGGACTTCGTATCTCGTGTCAGTTCTGACAAAACCGATGCAATTGAAGAAGAATACGAAGCTTTATTGACTAAAGAAATTAAGTCGCTAGATGCTTTTAAACGTCTGGAAGAAGCTTTATCTGAAGCCCGGAAAGCGGCTAAAGAGATTAAGCGAGCAGGGTTTGGTGATAGCGTTTTGTATAGTATGCCGGCTTCGGAATTTTTAATAGATCGTATGATTAGTCGATGTAAAAGTTGCTATCATAAGCCGCCAAAAGAATGGGCTACTATTTGTGAACTCTTAAAGCCATTCGTGGAACGACTATCAAAAGTACGCAACGCCAGACAAAGCGCTTACAGAATTATTGATGAATCTCAAACCGGTCGTGCTGCTGCAGATGCGTTAAGAGAAGCAGGCTTAGATTATTATACGTGGGAAAATGGAAAGCCTGAGAGGGTGCTTGATTTAAGCGCGTTGAAAGGCGGTGATTAAATTGCGAGACTGTAACAAATGCCCCAATCGAGAGTATTGCATTCCTGATGAATGCGAGGATTTGGGCATGAAAAATGAGCCTGATGATGCAGCAACATCAACAAGCTCAAATTAGAAAAATACTATTCTACGTTGATTATATCACAGAAAGGATATCTTATGGAATTCTTATTAGTTACTTACGATATCAGTGATTATTACTGGCAAAATAACACACCGGTGCATAACCCAGATGAATTTTGGTTTAGATATTACGAATCCGATACGAATGTTCCAATCGACAATATTGGTGTTGGTGATTGGGTTGTTGTTAAATCAAGAAATGGACTAGGCGTTGCTCGTGTTTTGAAAAAGGCAAAAGATCTTGATACTGTTCGGATGCAAGGTTTTAAAGGAAATGTAGTCAAACAGGTCATTGCAGTTATCGATACTTCTAAATGCGATAAACGGGAAAGCGATCGAGCTAAGTTGGAGGACATCGAAAAGAAACTCGAACAAAAGGCTAAGAACGCTGAGCGCTTGACTATGTATCGGTTACTTGCAAAAGATAATCCAGAATTCTCAGCGTTACTTACTGAGTATGAATCTGTAAAGGCGTCTGTCGATGAATTATAGTGCTTTTATTAACTCCAAGTCTAAAATGTCAGAATCTCACGGATTTATTATTGATGCAGGTATGCTAAACAAACATCTTTTTAACTTTCAACGAGATATCGTTAAGTGGGCCTTGGCAAAAGGTAAAGCTGCCATATTTGCAGATTGCGGTCTAGGTAAAACTTTAATGCAATTGTCCTGGGCGCATGAGATTTATCTACACACGGGTGGATCAGTACTCATATTAGCACCACTAGCTGTGGCCGCTCAAACACAGTCCGAGGGTGAACGTTTCGATATTCCTGTGACTATATGCGAATCTGATGATGATATTGTGCCAGGCGTTAACATTACGAATTATGAGAAATTGGGACGATTCAATACCGACAATCTCATAGGTGTCGTGCTTGATGAATCGAGTATCCTAAAGTCATTTACTGGTAAAGTACGTACGGATTTAATAAATCGATTCAGTAATACGCCATATCGATTGGCGTGTACGGCAACGCCTGCACCGAATGACTATATGGAGCTTGGCAATCACGCAGAGTTCCTCGGCATCATGAGTCGTAATGAAATGCTATCTATGTATTTCACGCATGATGGTAGCGATACCGCTAAATGGCGATTGAAAGGTCATGCAGAAAATACCTTTTGGGAATGGATGGCATCATGGGCGGTTGTGCTAGATAACCCAGCATCCCTGGGATACGACGATGACGGATATGAGTTACCTGAGTTACATGTGCATGAAATTGTCGTTGATAAAACAGGTGAGAATGTCCCTACTTTATCACTACTGGAACGCCGCAGAGCCCGCAAAGCATCTCTTGAATCAAGATGTAGAGCAGCAGCTGATTTAGTCAATGCATCTAATGAGCAATGGCTAGTATGGTGTGACCTTAACGATGAATCGACCACTCTGAAGGAAATGATTGATCTAGCAGAGGATGTCAAAGGTAGTGACAAGGCAACTCGAAAGCAAGGCATGATGTTAGGTTTTGGCTCTGGATTCCTAAAATGCTTGGTAACAAAACCAAGTATCGCTGGATTCGGAATGAACTGGCAAAACTGCCACAATATGATATTTGTTGGGCTATCTGATAGTTACGAGCAGTATTATCAGGCACTTCGCCGATGCTGGCGATTTGGTCAGAAGCATGAGGTGAATGCCTATATTGTAATCTCTGAAAAAGAGGGCGCTGTTAAGGCGAACATCGAACGTAAGGAAGCGGATGCTATAAAAATGAGGGACGCTATGATTGCACTAACCCGTGACGCTGTTCGTACTGAATTATCTAAAACTAGACGGGAATCAACGGAATACAATCCGTGTGTGCCGATGGTGTTACCTAACTGGGCAGAAATGAGGGCTGTTATATGACTAAAATTTACGTTAGCCATCCATTCGGAGGGTTGGCTAAAAACAAAAAGAACGCTGACTCTGTATTAAAGTGGCTGCAGGAAGATATGGGCGTATTTCCAATAAAGGAACCTTTTGGCAGCGATACGCATAACATATTTCTTTCACCTATACATATATTGGGGCATCTGTACAATAAGGTCGATTATGATACCGGCATAAACTGGTGTATTGACCTTCTAAGTGGCTGCGATGCAATCGTAATGTGCAACGGCTGGGAGAACTCAACCGGGTGCAACTTGGAATTAGCTTATGCTAAGGATCATAACATAAGAGTTATCCACATCAATGAGTTAAAAGCAGCCAAATTAACTAAATTAGCTGTTGATGCAGGCATGAATAAAGGTATAGCCGCCCTTGCTGGAGTCGCAACGCTGCAAGCGCTAAATAAGAAAGCAAAGGAGGACTTACATCGTGAACGTGCTAAATCAGTTAATTGAGTCCCGATTTGCAATCTATAATGGCGACTCAGTAGAAGTGCTAAAAGGGCTACCTGATGATAGCGTTCATTACTCTATATTTAGCCCTCCATTTAGTAGCTTGTATGTTTACTCTAATTCTGATAGGGATATGGGCAACTCATCTACTGATAGCGAGTTTTGGCAGCACTTCAAGTATTTAATTACTGAATTACATCGTGTAATAATGCCTGGACGATTAGTATCGGTCCATTGTATGGATTTACCACTCACGAAATCCAGAGACGGTGTTATCGGAATGAAAGACTTTCCTGGTGACATTATTCGAGCCTTTCAGGATGCTGGATTCGTGATGCATTCTCGTGTCACGATTTGGAAAGACCCTCTCATTGAGGCTACTCGGACAAAGGCGCTAGGGCTTTTACACAAGCAAATTATAAAAGATTCTGCCATGTGTAGAATGGGGGCGCCTGATTACATCGTGACGTTGCGTAAACCTGGTGACAATCCAGAACCTATTGCACACCCGGAAGGGTTTACCCAGTTTTTCGGGCAGGAGGAACCTGAGGGCATCAAAGGAATTGAAAGACCTGCGCCCGATCCAGATTTGTTTGATAAAAAGCAAAAATACAATACGGAGCCTATGTATAGCCATCAGGTATGGCGCCGATATGCTAATCCCGTATGGGCCGATATCCGCCAAACGCATACGCTGAATTATAAAGCGGCTCGTGACAATAAGGACGAACGTCATATTTGCCCGCTACAGCTAGATACGGTGGCTCGATGCATAGAATTGTGGAGTAATCCAAATGATATCGTACTTGATCCATTTGCTGGTATTGGTACGGTCCCAGTTATGGCACTTCGTATGGGCCGTAGGGCTTTAGGTTTTGAGTTAAAAGAATCGTATTACAACCAATCAATTATTAATATTCAGGAGGAGTTAAAGAATGATTAAAGTTGAAGTTCAAGGAGTTAATGTACTAGATGTATATAATCAGCTAAAAGCTGTGTTAAATCAATTCAAAAGTTTTGTAGATAGCGATAGAGCAATGGATGATAAAGCCCCTGGCATAGTGGATACTGTGGTATCTACAGTAGCAGCACCGTCCGTGTGTGTATCTAATTTAGCTCCGCAAGCTACAAATCAAGGTGTGCCTACTACAACAGTAGCTATGCAACCAGACTCTGTATGTATGGCGGCATCTAATACGGCTGTACAAGTTACTCCTACTCAAGTAGCCGTTACCGCACCAGCTGTCAACGTGGGCACTAATACACCGGTACAAACTGTTGCCGCGCCTGTACAAACAACTGTTACCGCTCCTGTATCTCAGGAAGTTAAGAAGTATACATTGCCTGAAATTCAAGCGGCACTTGCACCATTACTTGACGCAGGGAAAGCTGTAGAATTGCAACAATTAATGGCACAATTCGGTGTTCAATACTTAGGTCAAGTACCTGAGGACAGATACCCTGAATTAGTAAATGCAATTAGAGGATTGGGGGCAAGAATCTAATGGCTCCACGATCACATGCATTGTTAAACGCATCGGGGTCGCATCGGTGGCTGCATTGTACAGCCGCCCCTCTCCTAGAGGAGAACTTTCCCGATAGTACATCTGTGTATGCAAAGGAAGGAACCTTGGCACACGAACTGTGTGAGTTAAAACTGCAGAAGTATACCACGGCCATGGCGAAATTCACATACTCTCGTAAATTCAACAAAATTAAAAAAGATGAATTGTGGCAACCAGAAATGGACGATACCTCGGGAACATACCTCGAATATGTTAAAGGCGTTATGTTAGGCTGTACGGCAACTCCTGTAGTGGCCATTGAAAAACGCGTTGATTTTAGTCGCTATGTGCCCGATGGATTCGGAACGGCTGACTGTATTATTCTATCCGGCGACACCTTGCACATCGTTGATTATAAGCACGGAAAAGGGGTAGTCGTTGATGCGGAACACAATCCGCAAATGATGCTATACGCCCTCGGTGCGATTGATGCGTATAGTTTACTCTATATGTTCAATACGGTCAAAATGACTATCGTGCAGCCCCGTGTTAATAATATCAGCGAATGGGAAATCCCTACGGCAGAACTACTGGAGTGGGGTAATACATTCGTCAAACCTCGTGCAGACGAGGCTATATCTGGCAATGGTAAATTTGAACCCGGCGACTGGTGCAGATTCTGCAGGGCGAAACAACAGTGCAAAGCCCGATATGATGCAAACGACTCATTGCACAGTGCGCTAGTCGCTAATCATGATCCTCGGCTTATCTCGATGACAGAACTCGGCGAATATCTTCGTCGAGGTAAAGACGTCGCTGCTTGGCTCGAAGACATGAAAGACTACGCACTCACTGAATCCCTTAACGGAGTGACAATCCCTGGCTGGAAAGCTGTAGAGGGTCGTGGTAGTCGGGCATTTCAAGACACCGATGCTGCTATTGATACTTTAATTAAAGCTGGCATCGATGAAAGCATTCTATATGAACGTAAGACATTAACATTGGCGCAGATGGAAAAGACCATCGGTAAAACCCAATTTAATGATATGGTAGGCGACATGATAGTTAAGAAAGCAGGCAAGCCTACCCTAGTTGAGGAATCCGATAAGCGCCCTCGGATTACCAATCAACCTACTGCGGCGCAAATATTTAATGTATCTAATGATAATAATGGAGGTAACTAATTATGTCATTCGTTCCACAACCAACTGAAGTATTATTGCAAAATGTTCGTGTATCCTATTGCCATCTATTAGAACCTTGGGCTAATTCCACACAGCCTGGTGCTAAACCTAGATATTCAGCTACTATTCTATTACCTAAAACTGATGTAGCTCAACATCAAGCACTTATGAATGCTATCGAAGCTGCTATCCAATCAGCTCGTACTAAATTCGGCGCACGTGTTCCAGCACAGCCAAAAGTGCCAATTCATGATGGCGATGGATACACACAATCTGGTAAGGAGTTTGGCCCTGAATGTAAAGGTCATTGGGTGTTTACAGCAGCACAAGATGCTAGCTATAAAGTTGAAGTGGTAGATCTTCAAGGTAATCCTCTCACAAATCCTACACAAGTATACTCCGGCATGTATGTCAATGTACTCGTTCGATTCTTCTTCTACTCCAATCAATCCACTGGTATCGGATGTGGTTTGGGCCCTGTTCAAAAAGTACGCGATGGTGAAGCGTTGGGTAACATGCCCGTTGCAGCATCCTCTGTATTTGGTGCACCTCAAGGTAGCGCAGCTAATGTGTATACCGGTGCTCCAGTAGCAGCAGGTCAACCTGTGCAACAACAAGCAGCTCAACAGGGTTATGTACAACCGGCATATGCTACGACACCTCAGCAATCTGTACAACCGGCATATGCTACGACACCTCAGCAATCTGTACAACAAGCTCCTGTAGGGATTAACCCTGTAACTGGTCAACCTTACTAATAGGTGCCTGATATGAGGCATCTAAGTATTGATATAGAAACATATTCATCGACTGATATCTCATTCGGAGTGTACAAATATACTGAATCGCCTGATTTCACCATATTACTATTTGCGTATTCTTACGACTTTGGTCCTGTTGAAGTTGTAGATTTAGCGCAGGGAGGGGTAATTCCTTACTATGTAATTCGTGATTTATTAAGCCCAGATGTAATCAAGCACGCTTACAATGCACAATTTGAAATTACGTGTCTAAATCGTGCAGGTTTACTCACATCTGTTGATCAGTGGCAGTGCACGATGATTCACGGTGCCTACTTAGGATACCCTATGGGCCTAGCCTTACTCGGCAAGGCCCTGGGGCTACCCCAGGATAAGAAAAAGGACACGTCAGGGAAAGCACTTATCAAGTACTTTTGTACACCATGCAAGCCTACTAAACGTAATGGGGGCCGTACCCGTAATCTACCTAGACACGATATGGATAAATGGAATGCTTTTGTCGAGTACAACCGCCAGGACGTTATCACTGAGATGGAATGTTATCACAGATTAGCCTCATTCCCTGTTCCTGATGATACATGGAAAGATTGGTATCTTGATATTCAAATCAACAGCAGGGGTGTACGTATTGACCATGAATTGGTTGAGGGCGCCTTATACATTGATGAAGAAAATCGCGAAATGCTGATGAATGAGGCTTATCAAATTACAGGACTTAGCAACCCTAACAGTCGCAATCAATTGCTTGATTGGCTAAATAATAATACTAATGTCAGTCTTGAAAAATTAACTAAGGACACTGTGGCCGATGCGCTGTTGGATGCTGATGACGTTGCATCTAAAGTACTTACAATTCGTAAAAAGCTAGCTAAGTCATCCGTATCTAAGTATACGATGACTGATAGCGCTATGGGCGCTGATCTTCGTCTCAGGGGAACATTGCAGTTCTATGGAGCCAACCGTACCGGACGCTGGGCGGGTCGTCTTATCCAGGTGCAGAACTTGCCGAGAAATTACATCGAAAACCTTGACACGGCTCGGCATCTTGTTAAAACCAAAAACCGTCAAGGATTAGAACTTTTATATGGTGATGTATCTGATACGCTATCTCAATTAATTCGTACCTCAATTATTGCTGAAAAGGACAATACATTATGTGTGGCAGACTTCTCGGCCATTGAGGCTCGTGTTATCGCCTGGTTATCTGGAGAACATTGGCGGCAGCGAGTATTCGCTGAGGGTGGAGACATATACTGTGCTTCCGCATCATCGATGTTTGGCGTTCCCGTTGTTAAACATGGCGAGAATGGTCATCTTAGACAAAAGGGCAAAGTCGCTGAACTGGCACTCGGCTATCAAGGCGGAGTGAATGCGCTAAAAGCCATGGGAGCTCTTGATATGGGACTCCATGAGGAGGAATTACCTGAAATCGTAAATTTATGGCGCAACGCATCGCCTAGAATAAGAGATTTATGGTATGCCGTTGAGAATGCGGCCGTGTACACCGTTACTACCGGGAATCCTATAGGCCTTGACAACGGCATTATGTTCCGTTTGGAAATTGATCCAATATACGGTTACCGTTATATGACGATTGAACTACCTAGCGGACGTAAGCTATTTTATCCTAGCCCAAGCATTAAGCAGAATGCGTTCGGTAAGGATGCGGTACATTTTAAGACTAAAGTAAACGCTGCATGGGTTACTGAAAGCACCTATGGAGGCAAATTAGTCGAAAACATCACACAAGCAGTCGCTCGTGATTGCTTAGCTTTGACTCTGCGCCGATTGGCGGATGTAGGATATCAAATTATTATGCACATTCACGATGAAGCTGTACTTGAAATCAACAAGGAGAATGCAGAATCTACGTTAAATGATGTTAATGCTATATTCTCAATCGCCATACCTTGGGCAGATGGACTGCTATTATCATCAGCAGGTTTTACTAACGACTATTATATGAAAGATTAGGAGGGGATACACTTGCAAAACGATAAACTGATTACCATCAGTATCGGTGCGAGTCGCACATCAAAGCAATGGACCCGTACGGAGATGTTATGGTCCGAGTTTTGTGAACGCCTCAAAATCCCCGTTCGTACAACAGAAACCGTGGACGAATACCACAGATTGCCAAAATCTGAGAAAAGCAAGCTAAAGGACATAGGTGGCTTTGTTGGTGGTACTTTAAACGGTCTGCAGCGTAAAGCTATTAACGTGTCTGGGCGTGATCTGATTACCCTCGATATGGATGCCATATCGGCTGGGGAAACTGAGAACGTCGCTCGCACGATTGACAGCCTAGGCATGGCTTATGTCATCTACTCAACCCGTTCTCATACGGTGCATCGTCCACGGTTACGTGTTATCGTCCCTACTGATAGAACGATGACGCCTGATGAGTATGAGCCTATCGCTCGTAAGCTGGCGGAGCTCATCGGCATTGGTATGATGGATGGAACTACGTTCGAAGCTTCTCGGCTCATGTATTGGCCATCATGCCCGAATGATGCACAGTATATATATTACGTAGGTGATAAAGCGTTCTTATCTGCTGACGGTATGCTCGGCCAATACACTGATTGGCGAGATGTGCGTTCTTGGCCACAAGTACCAGGTAAGGAAGCATCGCAGCATGAAAAGCAGCTACTTGCAAAGCAAGCTGATCCGAGAGAAAAACCAGGTATCGTAGGTGCATTTTGTCGGATATATGGTATCCGTGAGGCGATTGATAAATTCATACCTCATGCATATGTCGATGTTGACGGCAGCGAGGACCGCTTAACGTTCGTTACTGGCTCAACGGTAGCCGGGGCGGTTATCTATGATGACGATACATTCCTGTTCAGTCACCATAATACTGACCCGTGTAGTGGTCAATTAGTTAATGCATTTGACCTTATCCGGCTGCATAAGTTCCACAGCTTAGACGAGACTGCTAAGGATGGGACACCTGGGCATAAGCTGCCATCTTACATGGCTATGTCTAAACTAGCTATGCAAGATACAGTAGTCGTTAATGAACTCAACATGGCCCGTGCCCGAGAATCGGCATCAAATGTATTTGCTGATATTATCACGGATGTATCGGCTCACTCTGAGACATCCGACCTCGACCCTAATGCGTTAACGAACGTCGACTGGATGAAAAGTTCGACTTTAAAGTACGACGAGAATGGTCGACCTAAGAACACACTAGATAACATGCTTAAAATCATGCACCATGATCCGGCGCTTGTTGGTAGACTTGCCTATGATAGATTTGGTTCGAGATACGTGGCAAAAGGAGCCCTACCATGGAACCCAACACCAGGACTTCGCATATGGACAGACGCAGATGATGCGGGCTTACGGTGGTATCTAGAAAATAAATATGATATCACCGGCAAAGATAAAATCATGGATGCCCTCATTATGTGCGCTGAACAAAATGGATTTAACGAAGTACTAGATTACCTTAACGGGTTATCCTGGGACGGCATTGCCCGATTAGATACCATATTCATCGACTACTTAGGGGCTGAGGATAATGTGTATACCCGTGCAGCCGCTAGAAAGTCATTTACGGCGGCAGTAGCGCGAGCGTTTGAGCCTGGATGCAAGTATGATACGATGCCAATTCTTATCGGCGGTCAGGGTATCGGTAAAAGTACTCTTATCCGCACGATGGGCAAGAAGTGGTATGCTGATGGCTTAAATACCTTTGAAGGTAAAGAAGCTGCGGAAGGCATTCAAGGTAAATGGATTATAGAAGCTGGTGAAATGGCGGGGTATTCGAGGGCTGAAGAAAATGCATCCAAGCAATTCCTAAGTCGTCAAGTAGATGTATTTCGTCAAGCATATGGCCGACGTACGCAAGAGTATCCACGGCAGTGTGTGTTCTTTGGTAGCACTAATCAATATGAATTCCTAAAAGATATTACAGGCAATCGCCGATTTTGGCCTATTGATCTTGAGATGACGACTCCGCGAAAGAACATATTTGTTAATCTTCCGGGAGAAGTTGACCAGCTATGGGCGGAGGCCTTGTATCGTTATAAAAGCGGGGAAAGCCTCATTATCGAGGATGACCCGGCTGTACTAAAACTGGCTGATGCGGCTAGAGAGGCGCACATGGAATCAAATACCAAAGCAGGACTGATTAATGAGTTTTTATTAATCAAAGTGCCTTTAAATTGGAATGTGATGAGTCGGAGCGCCAGGAGGACGTATCTTAGCATGAATGCTAAACCTGCCAAGGGTCAAGAGTTAGTATATCGTGACCGTATTTGTGCGGCAGAGGTATGGTGGGAATGTTTTGGCAACGACCCGAGTCGCATGAAGAAGATCGAGACCAGGGAAATTAATCAAATACTGGCGGACTCCCCGTATACAATGGGCGGAAGTCAGTTAATGAGATTTGGTGAATATGGGCATCAAAGAGGGTTTAGAATCAACGAGTCAAAACTGAAATTTTAGTGTTAACATTCTCAATTAAGCGTTAACATTCTCAGTATTTTGGTTAACATTAGAATGTTAACGAATTCGGAGAATGTTAACGTACTATGTTAACGCATAAAGTCAGTATTTATCTATATTCATATAGGTTGGTTAACATGGTTAACATTATATACTGGTAAATATCAAAACAAAGAGTTTTAAGAAAAAATACGCCCTTTACAGCCTTAATTTGAACCCTCATATACGCGTATGTAAACATGTTAACGTTTAAGAATTTCAGAGGTGAGAAATGCTAGAAAAAGATATCGAGAGAAAATTAATCGCAGGTGTCAAACTCGCGGGAGGTAAAGCATATAAATTCGTATCCCCTGGTAATGTCGGTGTGCCTGATCGCATCGTCATATGGCCAAATGGTGTTATACATTTCGTAGAATTGAAGACATCCAAAGGCGTACTTTCACGATTGCAGGGAGTCCAAGCCCGTGAACTACAAAAGTTACAGCAAAAAGTATTTGTGCTAAAAGGTGCAGATGCCGTGGTTGGCTATTTGGAGCAATTCACGGAAGAGTTCGGGGTGAAAGCGTAATGCAATTTATTCCACATGCGTATCAGCAATATTGTATCGATAAAACTGTTAATCAAAATAAGATAGGGTTATTCCTGGATATGGGTTTAGGGAAAACGATTATCACGTTATCTGCCATATACGAATTGAAGTACTCTAGATTTGCCATTCGTAAAGTGTTAATCATTGCGCCTAAGAAAGTGGCGGAGGCTACATGGCAACGCGAAGCACGAAAATGGGATGGCGTAGGTATATTGAGGATATCTACTGTATTAGGTAGCTTGAAAAAGCGTATTAAGGCTTTAAACACACCTGCCGACATCTACATCATCAATCGTGAGAATGTAACGTGGCTAGTTGATTACTACAAGAATGCATGGCCGTTTGACATGGTAGTTGTGGATGAATCTAGTTCTTTTAAGAATCACACAGCTAAGCGCTTTAAATCATTAGCCTATATGCATAGCCACATCAAGCGCATGGTGTTGTTAACGGGTACGCCAGCCCCTAATGGGTTAATCGACTTATGGGCACAAGTGTATTTATTAGACTGCGGCGAGTCGTTAGGTAAAACGTACACAGGATTTAGGGATTACTATTTCGAGCCCGATCAGAGGTCACGTGAAATGGTGTACTCCTATAAACCTAAATCCGATTCAAATGACAGTATCATGGCGGCAATATCTGGGTTATGCATATCCATGAAAGCTGATGACTATTTGGAATTACCTCCAGTAATCAACGATATTAAATATGTGCAGTTAGATGCGAAAGCCAAAAAAGCCTACGAAGATATGGAACGCACATCTGTATTAGAGTTGATTGAAGCTGGCGAAGATATCACAGCTTTGAGTGCAGCAGCATTATCTACAAAGCTACAACAGTTAGCGAATGGCGCCGTATATGATGGCGATAGGAACGTTCACGAGATACATGGCTGTAAGATTGAGGCTTTTATGGAACTTGTAGAACAGTTAAACGGAAAGCCTGCATTAGTGTTTTATAACTTCAAGCATGACTGTGAACGGTTAAAAGCAGCATTAGCTAAGACTAAATTAAGAGTCTGTGAACTAAAAGGTGCCGATGATGAGATAGCGTGGAATGCTGGAGAGATTGATATTCTATTAGCACATCCGGCTAGTACGGCATACGGGCTTAACTTACAGGACGGCGGTAACCATGTAATATGGTTCGGGTTAAACTGGAGTCTTGAGTTATATCAACAAGCTAATAAGCGGTTACATCGCCAAGGTCAAATGGAGAAGGTAATTATCCATCATCTAATATGTGAGGGAACTCGTGATGAGGATATGATGGATGCGCTAGCCCAAAAAGACCGAGCGCAGGAATATGTGCTGCAAAGCCTAAAAGCAAGAATTGATAAATACAGAAAGGATGATTAATATGGATCAATTTATAATAGCAGGATTAATCGGGGCCATCGTGGTAATAGTGAGTTACACGACTATTCAAGTTATAGATATTGTTGATAAACACCTTGATAATCGAAAATACATGGCTGCATTGAGGCTGACCCCGGGTAGATTATATGAGAGACCAAATAGACCCCCGTCACCACCTGTAAGGTTACCAGCTGATGAAACTTTAAAACGTTTGGCAGCTAACGAAAATCTAAAACGATTACAAGAAGTATCGAATCACAAGGATGATATTAATCACCCAAGCCATTATACACAAGGAACCATCGAGGTTATCGATTATATTGAAGATAAGAAATTAGGATATCGATTGGGTAATGTCGTGAAGTATGTATCAAGAGCAGGGCATAAGGACGATGCAATTAAGGATTTGAAAAAAGCCCGTTGGTATTTAAACAGGGAAATTGCAAAGAGGGAACAGTATGACAAAAGTCGAGCGACTACTAATTAATAAAGGGCACTATCTAGATGACACGTATCATCTTGTCATGGATATAGTTAAGGTCGTAGATAATCTAAAAGATAACGTTGCCGAGAGATTAGATGACGACCTAAGTGATGATGCATATGCCATGTGTGAGGAGATGTTTACCGCTGTTGAGCAATGCAAAGCAGACATGGTAGAAGCCATCGAGGATATTGTCGAACGTATGGAGGTAAAGGATGCAGAAGCGTAGGAGTATAGCAGATGTGATTGTAGGTGCCATACAGTCAGATTTAAGTCTTGCCATCATACGAGCCCGTAATAGGCAACTGAGGACACCTATACTAGATGATAGAATTCGTGAAAGCGGATACATCGACGGATTACTACGAGCACAGATGATTATCAGTAAATATGGAGACTATCGCATATGATGGCTAAAGAAGAACTACAAGCTGTCCGCCATACTGAGCAGCGAATGCGTGCGTTAGAGATTCAGCTAGATGCGATTAACCGAGATTTACATTCAGAAGCTATACAGATATGTGAATCAGGAGATGCTATGCCACGAATCAGTAAGCACTTACAAGAATGTAGGGAGGAGCTGAACAGAGAATGGGATGAATTGATTGATTCTCGAAACAAGGTCAAGCAAGTCATCAACCAAATAGCTGACGGACAATACAGGGATGTACTGAATCTTAGATACATTAATGCATTGCCATGGGAGCAGATAGCTGTCGAACTAGGGTATTCATGGCGACAAGTTCACAGACTTCACAAGAAAGCAATAGTTGAATTTGAAAAGATGGCATAGAATGGCACACTCTTAATTTAATATAATGTAAGTGTAGTAGATAGCAGGCAGTGTCTGGCCCGCACAATATGTCTGCCTGCTGCACTGCCCCGGGGTAGACCTTACTTAGTTGAGGTCTACCCTTTTTCTTATTGAGTATCGATGATAATACCTAATTGAGAAAACAAAAATTTGGAAAAGGTACTCCGCGGGCGAAAAATGGCCGCTGGTCGCCCCCGCGCGATGGGCCTCGCTCTGTGAGAAAAATTTTCCTGTTGAATGTAGAAAGACGATTTAAGAAAGGAGTACACCTATGGCGGACACAAAACCTAGAGTGAAATTTGATGCTGCAGGCAATCTGCTCGTATCCAGCACTCAACTATGTGACCTCTTGCGGGTCACTCCCGAAATTATTTCTCGACATCATAAAGCAGGGATGCCTAAAGCCTCTGTAGGTTGGTGGAATCTCCGAGAAGTCCTCGTGTATTTGGGGCAGGCAAAAGGTGATAACGCTAAAAGCAAATCCGCATCAACTCGTAAGCTAGAAGCCGAAGCTGATTATAAGGAAGCAAAGGCTGCAAGAGAAAAGAAAATGTTGGATGTGCTGAATGGCGAATATGTCCCCCGTGCCGATGTGGCACAGGCATGGGCTAATCGGATATTGGAATTAAAGACATCGTTTACCAAATTAGGTAAGCGTATCGGAAGTGAATTCACGGATCCTGAGGAACGTGCTCGTGTAGAAAAGGTGGTGAATGGCCTTGTCGAAGAATACCTCGAAAGCTACGCACGCGCAGGCGAGTACACGCCGAAAGTCAAAGCCACGGGAAAAGATAAGTCCAAAGGTTGACTGGTTTCCTGAGGAATTAGAGGCATTCAAGCCACCTGAAAGATACACCGTTTCGGAATGGGCGGATAGGTACAGGGTACTGACTAATATATCTGCTGAACCTGGACGATGGCGTACAGCGCGGACACCTTATCTCAAGGAGCCTATGGACAAATTTACGGACCCTCTTATTGAAAGCATCTCGTTATGTTTCGGGGCGCAGATTGGTAAGACGGAAGCTGAGCTTAATATGATTGGATATGCGTTACATCAAACCGTATCTCCAACCATGATGGTTTATCCGACGGATACTATCGCGAAATTCGCTAGTGATAAACGTGTACAGCCAATGATTAGGAGCGTAGAGCCGCTTGCGGATATATATGACGAAAGCAGTAAGCTACTAGAGTTAGACTTCGTTAACGGGAATTACATGGTGCTCGTAGGAGCGAACTCACCAAGTAGCTTGTCAAGTCGGTCAATTAAGTACTTATTCTTCGATGAGATTGATAAGTACCCAGCTTTCTCCGGTAAGGAAGCGAATCCGATTAAGCTGGCTGAGGAACGTACCAAGACATTCGTTGATAAGAAGATTGTAAGGGTGTCAACTCCTACGATTGAAAGTGGCAATATTTGGCAATCCTATATGGGCGCGAATGAACGTAAGCAGTATTACGTGCCATGTCCGCATTGCGGGGTGTCACAGACCCTCAAGTTCAAACAGATAAAATGGCCGGAAGAACACCATGGCAATGCGGATATGATACGTGATACCGCATATTATGAGTGCGAGCATTGTAAGCACCGTATTGATGATAAGCATAAGATGGATATGCTCCGGCAAGGTGAATGGCGTGCGGTGAATGAATCACAAGTCCGAGTTGTCCGGTCGGTTGCCTATCAGCTATCATCTCTATATTCTCCATGGGTCACCTTCGGGGATGTAGCGTATGAGTTTGTCAAATCAAAAGATACGCCAAGTGAGTTAATGAACTTCATCAATTCATGGCTAGCAGAGCCGTGGAAATCTGCGAAAACTAAAAGCACGCAGAACCTCGTGTTTACGCAATCGGAAGTTCCTCGCGGTATCGTGCCACAGCATGCGCCACTACTTATCGCATCTGTCGACGTGCAGCAAGATCATTTCTGGTGGGAGGTTAGAGCCTACGCTCATGGTGTATCAAGTTACTTAGTCGATTATGGTCAAGCAAGTAGTTGGTCAGACTTAACCGAGATACTCATTGATAGAGAATATCCATCAGAGTATGGTGAGGCCCGTAAGATTGTGAGGGCCGGTATCGATAGTGGCTACCGAGCAGACGACGTATATCAGTACTGTGCGCAGTACCCAGAAGTATGCGTGCCAGTTAAAGGCGATTCATCACACAGTCCTCTAGCTCCTCCATATAAGATGAGCAGCATCGAGAAGGGCGTCATCGGCGGTATGAAGCTGTACATAGTGAATACCGATTACTGGAAGGACTTTATATTTGCACGTATGGTACGTCCGGCTAATGAGCCTGGCACAATCCATTTATTTAAGGATTGCCCAGAGGAATATTCGGAGCACCTTCGGTCGGAGGAAAAGCAAGAAATCCGAAATGTAAAGACCGGAGTAGTTACAGTGCAATGGAAACCATTAACCAGTCATCCAACAAATCACTTGTTGGATACATGTGTATACAACGCTATGGTGGCGGACTCGGTAGGTGTTAAATACTTACCTGAATATGACCCGGATACTGATGATGAGGAAGATGATACGGATGATGAAGACTTTAATGCAGATAGCAGAGGTTGGTTTAGTTAAGAAGGAGGTGAGACCATGAGCGCAAGAGAAGACTTGGATCGTATACGAACGATAATCGAGGAAATCGAGACGAATGGATACGCCGAGATGTCTGTAGGCGGTAAGCGATTTAAGACGCATGACCTGCCGACATTATACGCCCGTGAGCGTGAGTTAATGGCTCGCGTTGATGATGAGGAAGGTAATAGTACAACATCCTACGTGTCATGGGAGCGACGATGAACATACTCGATAAGGTAATAGCATATTTCAATCCAGAACGAGCTGCTCGTAGAGCATATTTCCGTAGTTCGCTTGAACGTGGATATGATGCGGCGTCAACAGACCGATTGAGTGGCGACTGGATGCCAGTATTTGGTACAGCTGAACAAGTAGCATCAGGCCAACGTGATTTGATCCGAGGGCGTGCACGTGCAGCAGAACTTAATAGTGACCTTGCTGAAAGTGTCGTTTTGGCGTTACTGCGAAATGTAGTAGGTACAGGTATAAAGCCACAGTGCAAAATCAAGACCAAAGCAGGAAAGCTAAATGAAAGACTCAACAAGAAAATTGAGGATGCTTGGTCTGATTGGGTGGATAAGGAGAATGCGGATATCCGAGGAATATCTACGTTCTATGAATTGCAAGAAATGGCTCTACGTCGAATGGTCTATGACGGGGAAATCCTAGTCAATATGACCTCCGAAGGTACAGATATACCGCTATCATTACAGCTTATCGAGGGCGAGAATATCGGAGCCGTATCGGTAAGCGAGAACGGTAACAATATTGTTAATGGTGTGGAAGTTAATAAATATGGAAGACCAATAGCATATCACGTATTCCAGACAGACCCGTTAGGGATACGGTCGTTTAACGAGGCACGATTACCAAGTACTAGGGCTTTCATATTACATAAACCGCGTAGACCTAGTGAACTGCGCGGAGTTAGCATGTTAGCCCTCGTATTAAAGCGCATTCACGATGTAGATGAATATATGGATGCCGACCTCATAGCGGCTCGTGTAGCAGCATGTTTCGGTGCGTTTGTAACAAGTAATACTGGAAACGCTCCTATAATTTCTAACAAAACGGACGGCAAAGGTAAGAAAGTTCGTTCAATGGCACCAGGGATTATCCAACATCTACGTGCAGGCGAATCTATTTCGTTTGCGGAGCCTAAGCGAAATGCTGGAACCGCATCAGAATATTCGGCGACCCAAACGAGACGCATAGCGTCGGGCATGGGTTTAAGCGCGGACATAGTGACGCGCAATATTAGTGGCAACTTCTCCGCAGCTCGGCAGAATATGCTGGAGGACCAGCAATCATTCAAGCAGATGCAGCGTTTTATAATTGAGCATTTTTGTATGCCTGTATGGCGCGCCTTTATTGAAGCGTGCTACCTGAAGGGAATTATCCCGGCCAATGACTATGCAGCGAACCCAAAACTTTATAAGAAAGTAGCATGGCTAGCTCCAGGTTGGTCTTGGATTGACCCTGTTAAGGAAGTTAATGCTAACAAGGAAGCTATTAAGGCAGGACTCACAACGCTCGAGGACGTATGCAGTGCATCTGGTAAAGACTGGGAAGAAGTACTTGAACAGCGGAAGCTGGAACAAGACCGCATTAAGGAATTGGGTGTTGCCCTTGATATGAATGGGGACATAACGAATCTAGCGGATGATACCACCACTGATATGAAAGGAGATGATAGCTAGTGGGGAAATTTGCAAAGAAGCAGCTCTTAGGTAAATATGCCCGAGAGGCGCAAATTACAAATATCGAAGCGAACGATGATCGTACCGTCGAATTGTCCTTCTCCTCTGAAGAGCCATATGAAAGATGGTTCGGAACAGAGATATTGTGTCATGACGAAGGATGCGTTAACCTAGACCGATTTAATAACGGGTTAGGAACATTACTATTCAATCACAATCGCAGTGCCGTTGTTGGTCACATCGATAAAGTTTGGATTGAAGATAATCGTGGCAAGGCGATTGTTCGATTCGATGAAGATGATGAATCTGAAAAGATTTATCAAAAAGTGTTAAAAGGCACATTACAAGGTGTGAGTGTCGGATATGACATAAGTCGATATGAGGAATTAATCGATTCCGATTCTAAAAGTTCCAATGGTCGATTTACTGGTCCGGGTTATGTAATCACAGACTGGGAACCGCTGGAAATTAGTATTGTGTCCGTCCCTGCAGATCCAAGTGTAGGGGTAGGCAGAAGTGTAGATGATAATGAGGAGGAACCTATGAAAGGTGATGCAAAAGCAAAAGGCACTGAGCAAAACGTGCCACAAGTAGTACCGGAAGTACCAGAGTCCGGAGTTAAAGGTTTTAATGCGGATGACGCTAAAAGATTGATTGCGGCAGAACGTGAACGTGTATCCACAATCACAAATCTATGCCGTGATTTCGAAGTTGATGGTGTAGATGAATTTATCAAATCCGGCAAATCTGTTGCCGAAGTTCGTGAGGCTGTAATGGATGCGTTGCGCGAACGTAATAAACCAGTATCCGTTAAAGTTGGTGAAGCAGATTCTGATAAGTTCCGCATGGCTATGCAAGATGCTTTGATAATGTCTGTTGGTATCCCGGTTGCAAATCCTGCACCAGGTGCGAATGAGCTCCGTTCTATGTCCTTGATGGAATTAGCTCGTGAGTCCTTAGTTCGTGAAGGATTAACCGCTAACTATGCTGACCGTTTGGAATTGGCTCGTGAAGCTATCAACTCCACATCCTCTTTCCCAATCGCGTTGTCTAATGTAGCAAATAAGGCCTTGATGCAAGGTTATGAAACAGCACCATCTACATTTGCAACTTGGGCGGGAAAAGGTAGTAATCGTGACTTCAAACCAGCAAAACGTTTTTTACTTTCCGAAGCAGCTGAATTGAAACTTGTCCCTGAGGGCGGACAATTCAAGGATTCCCAAATGAGCGAAGCAGGTACGAACGTTAGTGTATTGACATTCGGACGTACGTTCAGCTTAACACGACAAGCTATTATTAATGACGATTTGGGTGTATTTAACGATATTTCTTCTAAATTCGGCCGTGCAGCAAAAAATAAAATCAATAACATGGTATATGACCTTTTAAGCGGCAATACTGTGTTAGAAGACGGAAAGGCCTTGTTTAGTGCAGATCGTAAGAACTTGGCAACTGCAGGATCCGAGTTAAGTGTTGTATCTTTAGCTGCAGGTGTAGCGGCTATGCGTCGTCAAAAACATATTGGTGAAAATCGCAATTTGAACATCGCACCTACATATTTGATTATTCCACCAGAACTCGAATCATTGGCTTATCAATTGGTTAAATCTACTGTAGACCCTGCTCGTAGTAATGATACAGTTAACCCATTCGGCGGTCGATTCACTATCGTTGTAGATGCGGCATTAACGGATCCACACGCATGGTATTTAGCAGCTCGTCCTACAGATGTTCAAACTATCGAAGTAACGTACTTGAACGGTGTTGAAACGCCTCGATTGGAAACACAAACAGGCTTTAAAGTTGACGGCATCGAGTACAAAGTAGCATTGGACTGCAACGCAACTGCGCTCGACTTCCGCGGTTTGTATAAAAACCCTGGTAAATAATTAGTAATTGATTTAGGAGGTAATTAGATATGGCACAATTCATTCAAGAATTAGATCGCATTGATTTTAAAAATACAGCATCTGATATGATTGCCGTAGGGGATATTGTCCCTATCGGCAAAATGCATGGTGTTGCAATTACAGATATCGCACCTAATGCCGTGGGTGCAGTTAAGGTAACAGGCTGCTTTGTAGTAGCGGCATTGGCTTCTGATTCTTTTGCAGTAGGCGATAATGTGTATTTTGACAAAGCACAAAAGCGAGCATCTAAAACAGATACTAACCCAGTATTAGGTGTAGCTATCACAGAAAAGCGCCCAGGCACTACAGTGTTAGAAGTCGCACTTGTGCCAAATGTGGAAAAGTAATATAAAGGCGGGCATATGCCCGCCCATTCCATAGGAGGTAATGCATTATGAAATTAGGGTATAAGCCTAATGCACTGCTTTCTGTATTCGGCGAAAAGATTACTTACAAGGGCCAATCCATAAAAGCTAGCGTGGAGATTGGCGAATATGATGGCAAAGGTTCCGGATTTGTCGATAAAGCATTAGCAGATAAAGCTCAGATTTGGGTGCGTGTTAAGGATGTTCCTGAACCACGATCAAAAGACGAAGTGTATATCAATGGCGAGAAATGGTACGTTGATCACATTTCCA